GTGTGCTATCGCGCTCATCAAGGGAGAGAGTCATTGATTGCGCCAGGTCGGTTTGTTGCGCGGTCATCCGATCGTGACTTGTGGCTCGAGGCGCGCAAACAGGGTGTGACGGCGACGGCGGTGGCTAAGGCAGCGTCAGGCCCGGCAGGGTTTCGTGACCAGCTTGAGGCTAGGCGTAACCCGGTTGATGTTGAGGTTAACGCGTTTATGGCGTGGGGCAGTTTCATGGAACCGTCTATTGCTTTGTGGGTGAAAGAGCAGACGGGCATCATGCCGAATGAGTGGCTGATTGCACATGATGACCCGCGTTTTTTGGCTACGCCTGACGGGTTGAGCCTTGACCACACTTTGATTGCTGAGATAAAGACGATGGGAACGGATCGTGAGAAACCGCCGCTTGACCATGTGAGGCAGATGCAGTGGCAAATGTTTTGTGTGGGTGAGCAGTGCACGCGGGCGTTTTATGCGTGGCAGTTGCGGGTGGATGTTCCGGGCGGGTTTGCGCCGGGCTGGATTGAACCGCGTTCTGTGTGGGTTGAGCGTGATGACAAGATGATTGCCGATTTGGTCAAGGTGGCTGAACGGCTTATTGAGGAAGGAAATAACAATGAAAACTAATGAAATCACCACTGAGGTTATTGAACTAACTCCGCAAAAAGCGCACGAGCTTTTAGGAAAAAATGTCAATAACCGCAGTTTGCGGCATCGACAGGTTGAAAAGTATGCCCGCGATATTTTGGCGGATTCTTGGCAACTTACGGGCGAAGCCATTCAGGTTGATTGGGATGGCAACTTGCTAAACGGTCAACACCGCTGTCATGCCGTAATCATGGCCGACAAGCCAATCAAGGTTCTACTAATCACGGGACTTGACCCTGAAACACAGTCAGTCATTGATGTGGCGATAAAGCGCACAGCAGTTGATGCTTTGCGATGGGCGGGCTTTTCAGGTGACTTGACTGTGCTCGCAAAGATGGCTCGAATTGATTTGGGTTGGCAATCGGCGCAAAAGATCACAACATTGACAACAAATGGTGCGTTCCCATTTTTGACGCATACGGAGATTGTGAATTGGGTTTCAAACAATCCGGCATCATTTGCTTCCGCAAAGTTTGGGCAAAAAGCATTTTCTGAACTTGGGTTCACACCGTCGGTATTGGCTTACGCGCACTACCTGATGACACAGGTTGATGAGTTGGCTTGTGACATTTTTTGGAGTGAACTTTTGGAAATGCGTACTGGTGGCATTGGTGACCCTCGCGTGACGATGACTCGTATTTTGCGTTCGCGTCGTGAGGATCAGAAGTTGCTGCCGGATGGTTTGCAGTTGTTTTATGCGGTTCGCGCGTGGAACGCCTGGCGCTCTGGCGAGACACTTTCAAAAATGCCAGCAATGTTGAATAACAAACCCATCGAAGTACCACAACCAATTTAGAGAAGGGAACGGCAATGGCTAATTTCAATTTGGACTCATATGAGACTGTGGAACAGAGGCACGCGCGTGCGCTGGCTGAACACGGCGACTTGCGGTGCGTGATTGTGAATCACACGACGGAGAATGACCGGGCGCAGGCTATGTGGGTGGTCGAGGCGCGAGTGTATATGAACGCTGAGGATCAGGCGGCGGATTTGCCAAAGGCTACTGAGTGGGCGTTTGAGGTTGATGGCGTAGGTATGGCGAATAAGACGAGCGCACTCGAAAATGCTTGCACGAGCGCGTTGGGGCGTGCGTTGCGTTGGGCGTTTGCCGGCTCGAAAGGGCCAAGCCGTGAGGAAATGCAGAAAGTAGCGCGTGCGTCAAAGCCGGTCACACCGCCGACTGACCTTGACACACAGTTGGCACAGATTCCCGACACTATCGAGTTGCAAAAGTTTTACGAGTCGGGGCTTGCGCTTGGTTGGATGAATGACCAGGTGCGGGCGTTGTTTACGGCTCGTAAGTCTGAGTTGAAGGGTGCGTGATGTGGTGAGCGTGTCACCAGAGATGATTCGGGATCAGATAACGGGTTTTCTGTTGGAGTTGCGGAAGGCACCTGACGCTCATTATCAGGCTGAGTTGAAGAAGGAACGGGCGCAGCTGGATTTTCAGAAGGCGTTTGATGTTGCGTTTTTGATGTGTGAGGGCAACATTGAGGAACGGAAGGCTACGGCGCGACAGTCGGCGGCGGATGCTCAACAGTTGTTGGGTGTTGCTGAGGCTGAGTTCAACCGGATCAAGTTGAAAACGAAGATTCTTGAAACGAGCATCATGGCTTCGCAAAGTTTGCTGAGGTCAATTCAGGCTGAGGGCGCGTGATACTCTGAAGCGGTGAAGCCTGAGCCGTGGATGGATGACGCCAAGTGTGCCGAGGTGACACCAGACATTTTCTTTCCCGAGTTTGGGAACAACCATTCCCGGCAGGCTGTCAAGATTTGTGAGGGTTGCCCGGTGCGCCTGGTTTGTCTTGAGTATGCGTTGGTGAATGAGGAAGTGTGGGGCATTTGGGGTGGGTTGACTCCAAGCCAGCGGAAACGGTTAAGAAGGGGCAGAAAATGAGTGACTTGCAGGGTGAGGGTTGGCGGGTTTTTTCTGGTTCGTGTCTTGACCGTTTGCGTGAGTTGTCTGATGAGAGCGTTGATGCGGTTGTGACTGATCCGCCGTATGAGTTGGGTTTCATGGGCAAGGGTTGGGATTCGTCTGGCATTGCTTACAACATTGAGGTGTGGCGCGAGTGTTTGAGGGTTTTGAAGCCGGGCGCACATTTGTTGGCGTTTAGTGGTTCGCGCACTTATCACCGGATGACTGTTGCGATTGAGGATGCGGGTTTTGAGGTTCGGGACATGATTGCATGGATTAGCAATAAGACTTTTCCCAAGTCTCACAATGTGGAGAAGGCTACGGGTAGTTCGGATTGGGCTGGTTGGGGTACTGCTTTGAAGCCTTCGCTTGAGCCTGTTGTGATGGCGCGAAAACCGTTGATTGGTACGGTGGCTGAGAATGTGTTGGCGTATGGGACTGGTGGGCTGAACATTGACGGGACACGAATCGGCACAGAAACTATTACCATTAACACATTTGATAACGGCGCAAAACCGTGGGGAAACGCGAAGGGAGATCAATACACCTCGCGCGAGTCTAAGGGGCGTTGGCCTTCTAATGTGATGTTGGATGAGTTCACTGCCAGGCTTGTAGACGAACAAAGCGGAATTGTAAAAGGCGCAACCAGCAATTCAACAGCCGGTCAAGACAATGAAATTTTTGGCAAGTTTGGTGGGTTAGAGAAGAAGCCGAGCTATAACGACTTGGGGGGTGCTTCACGGTTTTTTTATGTTGCTAGAGCGTCTAAGCGTGACCGCAACGAAGGCTTAGAGATGATTCAGCCTCGTTTCGCACCCACGATGAATAATGGCATTGGCAACAAAGAGCATGACCCTGAAACCGCGACACCAAAGACTAACTTTCACCCGACTGTCAAACCAACAGACTTGATGCGCCAGCTCGTGCGCCTCGTCACACCACCGGGTGGCGTTGTGCTTGATCCGTTCACCGGATCGGGGTCAACCGGCAAGGCGGCAATTCTTGAAGGCTTTGATTTTATTGGCGTTGAGCTGACGAACGAATATTTGCCCATCATTGAGGGCAGACTTTCACACGCGGTCACACAGCGGACTCAGGCTGAAGCTGACGCGTTGGCGGCGAGAGCGGAAACCCTGTTTTGAACAAAGCCTTGTTAGCCCAACTGAGGGCGCGTGACGGTAATGTGTGCGCCTGGTCGGGCGTGGAGACTGACACGCTTGTGCCTCATCACAGGGCTAACCGTGGGGCGGGCGGTTTTAAGGGTGCGGATCGGTTGTCAAACCTTGTGCTGGTGGACTCGATTGCGAACGGCCGGTTTGAGGCTGACCTGCAAGAAAAAGCGAAACTGTTGGGGTTCAAGATTTCGCGCTACGCTGACCCGGAAAGCATCCCGCTGTTTCACAAGGTGTGGGGTTGGGTTTTGTTGAAGGATGATGGGAGTGTGGTGCGTTGTGAACGAGACTAAGTTGGCGGCGGTTGAGTGCGCTGTGTTGTGTAAAGTTTGACCGGCTTGTGGTATAGGGTGTGAGTCATAACCGAATAAACGAAACCCGGCAGTCGGATTCGCATACGACTAACCGGGCTTCTAATCCAACTAATGAGGAGTTGAATCTATGGATAAGTCTAGCGAAAATTGCGAGCGCAAACCGCTCATTGCCCTGTGGTATCTGCACAAAACAACCGAGTGCATCGCCACCTGCCTGCCAGATGATCGTGCTGGCATGGTGCGTTTGCAGGCGCACTATCTTGCGCTATGTCTGAAGTACGGTGTGACCGCCGAACAGGTGTCTGACAGTCTTGACATTACGCTGGCGCACGCGGCGGAACTTCTTACGCTTGGCAAGGAGTTACGCTAATGGCATGGTTCAAAGTTGATGACGGCTTCTATACCAGCATGAAGTTTCTTTCAATACCGCGACAGCATCAGGCGCAAGCAGCGGGCGCATGGTTGCTTTGTGGCACATGGTCGGCTGACAAAATGACCGATGGCTTTGTTCCTTACGCCGTGATGGATATGTGGGAATTTGAAACCGATGTCGTTGGATACTTGGTTGAGGTTGGGCTGTGGGATCACGATGAAGAACGGATGGGCATCCAATTTCACGATTGGTGCGACTATCAGCCGACCCGTGACGAACTCATGGAAAAGCGCAATCGGCGGGCTGAGGTCAACAGCGCAAATGCGAAGAAGCGTTGGGAAAAAAGCAAGAATGATGCAAGTGTGATGCAAGAGGTATGCGAAACCGATGCGAACACGATGCAAAATGATGCCCCCGAACCCGAACCCGAACCTTTAACAAACACTTGTTCATCTGACGATGAACCAGCACGACCAAAATCACCATATTCGGCAGACTTTGAACAGTTTTGGAAGGCTTACCCTCGAAAACAGGCTAAGGGCAAAGCGTGGGAAGTTTACAAACGGCTCAAGAGGGCAAAAATTTTGCCGGGGCTTGATGTTCTGATACTGGCAGCCGAGAACTACGAGCTGGCAACGAGACATGATCCGCAATTTCAGAAACTGTGTGAGGGCTGGTTGAACGGTCACCGCTGGCAAGATGAGCCGATTGCTAAACCTTTTAGCAACGAGCCACCCAAAAAGCAGTTCACCGGGTATGAGGATGACGATGATGTTTGATACTGAGAAAGCGTTGGTGGGCGCAATACTTGGCAAACCGTCAACCATTGACCTTGTGACGGTCACAGGGCAAGACTTCGCTAATCCGCAACTTGGGGATGTGTTCGACCAAATCCGGGCGTTCACAGAGTCGGGCAAGACTGCCGATTTCATCACAGTGTCGGCGGCGTTGCCTCAGCACGCGCAACTCCTCGCCAGCCTCAGCGAATATGTCTTTGGCGCATATGCGGTTGAGGAATACGCTGGCATCGTTTCTGAGGCTTCTTTGAGACGGCGTTTGAAGTCTGCCGGTATTGGTTTGGCAAATCTTGAGGATGCGCTCACACCGTCTGAGCTGGTTGAGCGTGCACGCCAGCTCGTTGATGATGCGGTTGGGCAGTCGGCAAGCAAGGTGCGGTTCATTCGTGACATTCTCCCAAGCCTTGAGAAGAAGCTTGAGGCGCGAGAAATGTTTATCCCGTCACCGTGGCGTGGACTCAACGCGGTCATGGGCGGTTTCAGGCCGGGTGCCGTGTATGTGGTTGCGGCGCGCCCTGGTGTGGGCAAAACGGTTATTGCTGCGCAGATTGCGACCGAGATGGCTAAGCATGGTTTGGTGTCGTTCTCGAGCCTTGAGATGACTGAAACTGAGTTGGTGTCTCGCATTATTGCGGAACGGCTTGATATCAGTGTTGGGCATTTGAATGACGGCAAGTTGAACGCTGCGGAGAAGCAGGTGTGGGCGGATCACCGGGATGTTGTGGCAAG